GGTGGGGCCTTCCTTTTTTGCTGACATGGCTGCCACGATCAACGCCACGCTCCAGAGTGAGACAGCCAACAGCTACGTGACGTTGGCAGAAGCCAATGCGTATTTTGAGACTGTCCCAAGTAGCACGCAGTGGGACAACAAGTCTGACGACAACAAAAATCGTGCATTGATTTCAGCCACACGCTGGATCGACACGTTGAACTTTTACGGTGATCGTTGCGATCAAAGCCAAGCATTGAGCTGGCCTCGCAACAACTATCACGTGGATCGTGTTGAGCTTGCTTGCTCTGCGATTCCAAACGACATTAAATACGCTACCTATGAGCTAGCGAACGCGCTGGCCAATGACACGGACTCGATTACGGGGACTACCGGCGATACGGGACTATACAAATCCGTCAAGCTCGGAGAAATGGAAGTCGAGTACAACACTTCTAGTCAGGCTACTGGAACTGTTAACAACGTATTCGACGTTTATCCTTGGCTTCAGTCTTATCTCGGCGCTTACTGTTTGGGCGGCAGCGGTTCGTATCAAGTCCGCACTGTAAGGGGGTGACATGGCTGGAGCGCTCGACAGTCTTTTTAAGAACGTTGCCAAGCAGGTCGTTGCGGATCTAGGCAAATCGTTAGATACGACGATTACTTACACGCGCAAGGCTTCTGCTAGTTACAGCCTTGCGACTGGTGCTGTGACTACGACTGACACAAGCTATTCGTTTGACGCTCCAATCGAATTTATTGCTTCTGACGAAGAGAGTGGCTACCAAGAGAACACTGCTCGTCTTTACATAACTCCTGATCAGATTGGCGACAATCAGGCGACATTGCAGGACGAGGTGTCATTGCAGTTTGCTGGAACGGCAAGGACGGCCAGGATTCAAGATATTCGCACGTTTAGAGGCGATCAAGAGTATATGTATATCCTTCGGGTGGTGTTCTGATGACGCTTGTAAACGCTAGGGCTGCACTTGAGACTGCAATCAACACTGCAGTAACAGATGCGGATGCCACGGTTTCAGTGGTGTTCGACAACATGCCGTTTACAACGCCTGGCAAGACAAAAAAGTACGTGATGGTGACGATCAACTTTGATCAGTCAACGATCCAGCCTCATGGTGCTGCTATTGATCAATACGCTGGAACGGTGCAGTGCGGCATTTTTACGCCAAGAGACAAGGGAAGTGCTGCAGCGGCTGCGATTGCAGAGTCAGTTATTGACGGTCTGACCTCTGTAAATGCCTCTGGCTACACGGACACGTATTCGGCAAAACCACGTGTTGGTCAGGTCACTGGGCCAACTGCGGTAACCGAGGAAAACAATAGTCATTTTGTCAGCGTGGTTAGCTGTCGATTTACTGCGGTCTAATGGCCAAGCCTATTACTGAGCTGACCAAGGACATTCGTAAATTGATTGAGGATGGGCGTGCAGCGGCAGGTCCAGAGATCGTTTTTAGCCTGCAAAAGGCTGGCCCTTGGTGGACCGGAAACTTTGGTGAGCTGTGGGAGCTTAGCCCTACGCCAGTTAAGCCAGTAGTAAGCAATCAACGTGACTGGGAAGACCCCAATCTTCCTAGTGCCAGAAGCTTTCAAAAACGTCCTGCTTTAAAAATTCCAATCAATAGTCCTTTATATATTGGCAACTTGGCTGATTATGCGGGATATGCGGTCAATAATCCGCAAGCAAAGCTTGACGGCAAGACATACGGAGAAGCTAGACCGCCATTGCGAAGTACAGCACCTAGCGGTCCACGTTGGTACAAGATTTATACAGAGACGAGTAGGGATACGGGCTTGTTTCTTGATCTAGACAAAGCATTTGCATCTGTGCGTTTGGGGTAAGCTATATTGTGCTAGTTGACTGAGTTTTATGGCTGAAGCACGCGCAATCGACAAGCTGTGTAAGGCGTTCAGCGTTGAAGAGCGCAGCAGCTACACGATCAAAAAGGGCGATGAAGTCATTATCAAGCTGTACTGGAAGCCTTTGACGATTGCTGATCGGGACTCGATCAACAAGACCATGAAGGCCTTGAACTTGGGGCGGACAGAGGACAACTTGGATTTTGCGATCCAAATGTTGATCCGTAAGGCTGAAGACGAAGCTGGAAATCGGGTGTTTTCGGACGGCGACCGCGCCAAGATCCAGAACCGGCTTCCGATGAGCATTGTTCTGGACATCATGACCAAAATGCAGGGCATGGAAGAGGTGGAAGAAGCAGACGAGCTTAAAAGCGACGCTTGAGCAGGATAATTACCTGTTCTTGCAGTTTTTCGTCGCTGAAAAGCTCGGAATGACTTTGGGCCAGCTGCGCTCCACAATGTCAGTTAAAGAGCTGTACGGCTGGAGCGCGTATTTGACGTTGAAGGCTGAGCGAGAGGAGAAGGAGATGGAGAAAGCTCGTCAGCAGGCTCAGTTTCGGAAGGTGCGCTAACCTGAAGGCAATGTCTTCGGGTTAGTCGTGGCTGCTGAGTACGAAGTCAACATCAAGCTAAATACTAAGCAAATTGATGCTGAGCTAAAAAGCATTGATAGAACCACAAGAAATATTGGCAAAGGAGTTAAGCAAACAATTGATCCGTCCGTAAAGAAGCTGCAGGCGCAAGGCTTGGCTTTGCGGCGTTTGGCTAAAACTATAAATCCACTGCTGAAACAGGCTGACAGAGTTGCAGTTAGTTTAGCTAAACAAGCAGATATTACGTCTAAAAAGTTCCTGCCCAGTTCAAAAGACCTTAATGCTGCAGGGCGAGGAATCAAGCGCTTAACAACTGAAAAAGAGAAGCAAGCAAAGCTTGATATAAAAGCAGAGCAGGGCATGGCGCGACGTGCACGCAAGATCAGAGAGATAAATCGTTTAGAGCAAGAGGGCAACGAAGCTAGAGCAAGATTTCTTGCTGGCGCTCAAGTTCCTGGCTTGAGAAGAGGCCAAGTTTTTGGGCCCGGATTTCCAACAAGTGGTCCTTCCATGCCTATTGGGGCTGGTAGAAATCAGTATGGGCGACCAATTGGACCAGCCATGGCTCCAATGCAGGGTCCAACGTCGTTTCCAATTGCTGGCACCGCAGGTATTCCAGGGTCTCCAGAGTTCGAAAGGGCTCTTGCGATTGGTCGTTTTAGAAGCAGTCCTATTGGAGGCGCTACAAATATTGCAGGATCACCTGCTGCTCGCAGGGTCAGAAGGCAGCGTCTTGGACAAGTTGGTCTTGGCGCTGGTTTCCCACTGTTATTTGGCGGTGGTGCGGGATCAGTTCTTGGCGGCGGTTTAGGCGGTCTGACCGGATCTTTTGGAGCGCAAATTGCCCTTAGCGCTCTTGGTCAGCAGGTTGATCAATTTGTCGCAAGCATGGTCAACGCAGGCAAAGCTCTTACCAGTGTTGGTGGTGCGGCTGACTTCATGGCCGAAAAGAGCTTGTTTAGCTCTGATGCAATGCAGTTCCGGATTGAAAAGCTGATAGAGGAAGGCGAAGTTTCACGGGCTGCTGCGTTGATGACGCAGGAAATGGCAAAACAGGTCGGTGGCAGCGGCCTTAAGGCGCTTAAGGATCTTGGCACTGAAGCCAACAAGATGGGCAAGTTGTTTGGAACGTTATTGCTGCGTATCCAGGCTTTTATTGCAAGTGCGCTGACACCCCTGCTTAAGTTAATCAACAGCGCAATAGGCAGTATCAACGCTCGAAGTCAGCTTGATCAGATGCTGTCAGAAGCAGGTTCTCCTGAGCAAAGGGCTCAAATCCTGCAACGTTCAAAAGAGCTAAGAGGAACCACTAAGGTAGGAAGAGCTGGCGTCGGCCTTGGCGCTTTAACTCCTGAAGTAATTGCACAGCTTCAAAAAGAATTTCCTGCAGTTATTCCAGAAGGTGCTGCTATCGCGCCAACACAGCTAGAACTGCTCAGGGCTGCAGACACGCAAAGTTCTCAAGGAGAGAAAGAAGAGGCTCGGATTCAAAAACGCTTAGGAAGACTTGAAGAAGAGCGCAAAAAAGTTCTTGAGATTTCTCGATTTAAGGACAAGATTGCTGCTGCAGAGATGTCTCGGGACGAACAGTTGGTTATTCGTCTCAAGGGAGAGCAACAAATAGCTGAGATTGAAGCTAAGCGTAAAAAAGATTTGGTTGACATTACAGATCAACGCTTAATCGATCAAATCAACATCAATGCAGCTACTGACAAGCTGACAGCAGTTCGAGATACAGAGCGTAAGCTGGCTGAATTTGACAGAGAGAGAAGGCAGCAAAGACTAGATGACATGCAGAAATTTATTGAGCAGCAATATGAACTGAATGAAGCGGTTAAACAGCAAGCTGCAATGGCTGAAGGCATTGCACAGGCTATGGGGCAAGGAATGACGCAATCGTTTGATTTGCTTATCAACGGTGCAAAAAATTGGGGCTCTGCTCTTCGAGACATTGCGGCCAATGTCTTGCGTGACATTGCAAGGCAGTTAATTCAGATATACGTCATTGAGCAGTCCATTGGATTCTTAAAATCTTTTATTACGCCATTTAGCCCGTCAACACCACTTGGCGCAGGCGGCGGTCAGGTAGGAAGATTTGGGACGTTGGGTCCAAACTACGGTATTCCTCAGTTTGCGAATGGGGGCAATCCACCTGTTGGGCGACCTTCAATCGTTGGCGAGCGTGGACCTGAGCTGTTTGTGCCACGAACTGCTGGAACAATCATTCCAAACCATGCCATGGGCAACACCAGCGTCGTCGTCAACGTCGATGCTTCCGGAACGGAAGTTCAGGGCAACCAAGGCAACGCTGATCAACTTGGCCGCTTGATTGGGCAGGCAGTGCAGGCAGAATTGATTAAACAGAAACGTCCTGGCGGTCTGCTTACTCGCTG